GAACGGGGGGGGGAGGATTGAAATCCTTAGGGACCAGATAAACTGACCCCCTTCTTCAGGCGTACCGACATAGTCGGTTCGCCCCATGTTAATGACTGTTTCTGAGAAACATCCAAAAAGGTGCCTGTGGCCCATGGATTGTCATTATCGTACTCTGGATCCATAGAATCCACAGTTACTATCGTAGTTGTCTGAGACAAATCGATATACAGAGATCTCTTAGAGACCTTCTCTGCAAGCTTCAGTTCTTCAATTGTCAATTGAGAACCCGAAGTTGTGAGACCTAAATTATTTAGGTCGTTCCAAGTCTTGGCGATACGCCGAGAATTGGTCTCAGTCCGGTAGGGTTTCCCAACACCGGACTGTTCTAGCAGCTTACGCATAACATATGCGCGTTCTGCTATCGAGGGTATGTCCCTTAAAGAGACAATATCCTTTTTCCGCAACAACCAGAGGTTGTGCGAAAATGAGTTGTTCCTTTCAGGATCAACTTGATCTAAAGCTTCTTCGAAGCTCATGAGATTTACCATTTTTGGATAATCCAAAAATTGTTTCACCGTATTGGCGATTACATCGTCCGGTGATACCCCACGTGGACATTTGTTCACGTAGGTTTGGCTCAGGGTTACCTGGGCTTGATAGCCTTCGGATCCTCCGAGGGCTACTGCACGGAGTGCTTTATTGAAGCACTCCGGGAGATTCTCAAGATACTTAGTATCTATAGAGAAACCGAGACCTCCCAGTGAAACTGGAAGGGCTTGTACACTAGACAGAGTCTTGTGATGACCGGATGCGATGAAATCGCGGAACCGGTATTGCGCTCGGTCAAAGACCAGGCGCATGAGTGGTTTATCACTAAACCACTTGAATGTACTCGCTAAGCCAATACATTTACCAATGGCGACATTCTTGTCGTTCATTGTGTCTGTTGCCTTTGTAAAAGGCGACAGTAATCTTATCTTTATTGAGTCAATAAAGACAGATTTTTCAATATTATCATTGACAATATTGACTGGCATGTTTGCAACACGCCCTCGGAAAACTAGAAGTTTTTCCGTATACACCACGAAGATTTTCGATAATCGATGTTTCGTAGGTGATATTATCGACCCATAGAGTCGATGATTTGCTGTTATACCTTTAAGGTATGCCAGCGGTCCTCTCGCAAGGTGATCATCACCTCCGAGATGAAACGATCTCCACTTAGTGTCGATCGTAAACTTTCTGGAAAGTTTCTTTCCAGTGTACTCGCTAAAAGCGATTTCCTCCATGGTTAAACCAAGGAGGACAAGGAGAATCTTTGATAAAGGTTCTCCCATCATAACTCCTCTTTTCAAGAGGAATACATCTCCATCTTCTGCGAAGACGGTACGCGGGCCTATAAGGTCCACTATCCAGAGCCACTCAGTGGCTCCTATCTGCTCGAGCAAAGCTCTGAGCATTGTACGACCCACATCATGTGGGATCGCATCAGTGGCCTCTTTGAGGTCACTTGAAAGAACATACTCATCTTGAGCAAGTTCTGAATCCTTCGCGTTACTTAGTACGTGAAGGGACTGCCATGCTTGATCGCATCTTAACAGGCAGGAATGCGCGGACGGATGGAACCCTAAGAGTTCCCTCAATCCGTGACATAATGGTTGCTGTATAACAGCCAACCACCAGGGTCCTGTCGTTACGATACGGGCTTTACCGCCAGGCTCAGAAACTGTTGCCTGACGTATAGGGATGGGTTTCCCATCCTTGCAGTGTTCTTCATATTTTATGAAGGCCACCGTGAATATCATCTCTCCGGTGTATTCATTACAGCCGCGGAGCCTAGCTCCACGGTCTACCCTCTCAAAGATACTCCTTGAGAGCCAGGGTCCGCGCTCTTCGAGGCGGCCCCAGGAGGCCCACCTTTCAAGGTCGGCCGGGCAGTAATGATCACCCCATGGGAGATGATACACTTCGGGTTCCTTAGGAACTCCGTTGAGGAACTCTTTGAGATCCAACATAGCGTCGGCAGCTCTGCCGCCGGCGCTTACAGGCACATCTAATGTGCCTGACGTATTCAGGGAGACATGTCCCCCTGAAACATGCTTCTGGCCTGAAAGGCTAAAAGCTATACCTGCGACGCGTCGCGTCGCACGGTCCAATTTCTGGAGAGCTTCTCCAGAAACGTGGTAATAACTTCCAGTTGTTACCTTGAACTGCTTTATCGCTTTAGCGATCGCAGAGCGCCCACCATTTGCTAAATGGCGGGTTGAGATAACATGAGCTAAGCTCATGTAATCTTTCTGAGATAAGTCTGTACCAGAAATTATCTTAGAAAACTTTCCCACTTTAAGCAGGAAAGCATAACAGTTCCCTTTCAAAGAGACCTGTTCGCCAACAATGGCCTGCGAGGCCACTGTTGTGAAGTGGTTGACAAAGTCTTTCCACTTACTTATCTGATCGTCGATCGAATAAGCTGATACGCTCAGGGTTACCCTAAGCGCGCGAATGAGGGCCTTATGGTCCTCATGAGTACGACCGAACATAGTTCGATCGAATAAAAGGAAACTGTCTATGACAGAATCCAAATTCTTCAGTATCCTGAGGATATCTGAAGTCCGGCGCCGAGATATAATCTCAGAGTCGTTTACAGAAAGGAATAATTCCTTCCTGAGTTGTTTGGCGAATGCAATTCGCCATTTCATAGCACGTCCCTTACTTGCAGCAAGGGATTGTCCTCCGAATTTGTGCTCCCATACTGGGCGCACAGGATTTAAAATCACTAAATCCGGAGTAAGGTTTGGGACTATAAGTCCCGGACTGTAACCCCCCCCCCTAGTCCATCCCGAAGGTGTGGAGAATTGGGGGGAAGAATTATATTCCGAC